TTATCAGGCTGAGAAAGAAACTCCCACACATCGCCAAAATAGACCGTATTAATTTGGTCGTGGCTTTGGGCAATATCCCTTATCAGCTTGATTGTTTGATTTAATGTCAGTTGTTTTATTGCCATTTTGTTGTAAATAAACAATTAGTTTATTAATGTTTTTGGTTGAGAATGCTTTTGGCATATTTTATTAATTGCAATGTCCTTTACTTTTCATAACGTGCTGAGGATAAGTCATCCCAAACAAACTATTCTCATCGCCTAAGAAAATACTTGATTGATAGCCATCTTTCTCAGGGTACATTGTATCGACTCCCGTGCCTGGATTAATATATTCAGGAAACAAATTGCTTGTGCTTACCTCTTGTAAGTACTTAATCATTCTTTGCTTGTAAAACTCTGCTCTTGAGCGATAACGGTTAGCCACATCGATTAAATCTTGCATATTAGGCTGGTCGCTATTATCAGAAGTCTTTCTTACCAATCCTTTGTTATAAAACTGAAAAGATAAACCTACTGGCAACTCTGATAATACATAATAAACCAAAGTGTCGGTTACATAGTCATTTAATAAAGCCGTTTCAACATTGCTCAACGTAGCATTTTCAATACCCGTTTGAAGTTTAACATATAAAGCCGTTCCCAAAGCTGGCAAGATATACATATCCTGGCAGGTCTTGATTTCTGGCATTATCAATTTATCATCAATATTAGAATGGACCGAAGTTCTTTCCTTAATTGCATTTGCTCCTATAAATAATATATTCTTCATATTAACCTTTCTTTATAACCGTTTGAGCAAACCACCGATGTCTGCAACTTGGAGAATGATTGCCATTTGGTTGAGTCCACCAACCGCCTCGCCTATCAAATACGCTATATCCTAATCGTGCTGATATTGCTTCAATCTCTGCTCTTGAATATAACCTATCTAATTGCATTAATCTTGTGCAGAAAAAACGACTTGGATGGTCCGCAGAATTACGTTCATTGCTTGGAATATCTGACCTCCATTCATATGAATACCGAACCATAAAACTTGTAGTTGTTGGCTTAGGCGCATTCAATTCGGATAATGGCTTTGATAGTTTCCTTTCAGTGATACCTCTTGAAACTGAACTTCCAACTATGCCTCTTTTTTCTAAGCCATCTAAGACACGATTTACAATATCTTTGTCCACTCCAATAGTTCCAGCAATAACCTCAGCAGTTATTCTTTTATCCTTTTGAATCAAGTCCAATATATTAGCCTCTAATCCTGATAATGCTTGCTCGGCAAATTCTAAATGCAAAGCCTCCTCTAATTCATTCGGAACTTGACTAAATACCTCTCTTGATTTAAAGATTGAATAGTCTGCCTTAGAAACACCAAATTCTTCGAATACACTTACAACCTCATCTTCGCTAAACTTAAAGCCACTTGGCGCAGTTGGAATATTCTCTCCACCTTGCTCGGGTATTAAACCAACCAAAGAACGAATTTCGTTTGCAGTCATTGACTCAAGTACCTTATTAGCAACCAATGGACTTAATGAATTAATCGCATCAATTACATCCTGAGAAGTTGAAGAAGTTTTAGCCTCCAATGCTGGCGCTCCTAACTTTTCACGAATCTCGTCTTTTGTTAAATTTGCTGCAATGATTGCTTCGCCAAACTCTATGCCAATCGGCTCGACTGGAACGATTTGGAGTTCACTATTAGCACCGTGTAATTTGGCAAGTAAACTGAATACTTGCTCAAGAAATATTTGCTTATCATTTACGTAAGTATTTTTAAAAATCTCGTAAGAATCTCGCATTTGTTGGCGAGTTCCCAATTGACCTGGAGTTGAAATACCAAACAAATCGGGAGCAGTAATCTGATGCCCAGCAAAGATATTTTGCTGAATCATTTTATCTACATTACCGAAATCTTCTTTAGTAATATCCGAAGCACCTAAATCCTCAATGACTGGCTTTCTTGAAGCATCATTAACAAATGAAAGTATAAACTTTTTGCCATCACTACCCGTAAACCTATCAGTAAACTTTCGTTCAATTTGGCGCTTCTCGTCATCCGATGGCTCGCCATTTGGTAACGTAATTAATTTAGATGCACTAAATCCCGTTTGAGCATTACCTAAAACGTGCTTAGATATTTCAATATCTGATTCAACGTAATTTAAAGCACCGAAATAACCTGGCAATGCATAGGCATTCAAGTTAGGTCGATACTCCTTTAAATACATTATCTGAGTGCCTTGTCGTAACTGAGAATTAAATCCGTTGTAAACCTCTCTTTTGTACTTCCTATCTTCCCAATTCTCTGAATACCAAAACTGAGTATTATCAGCATTTGTACGAATCTTAGTATAATCAACGTGATAAACCTCAGCAAGATTTTCACCCGTTACACTCCATATAATTTGCAAGTAAGCGCCTCCAAATAACTCAATATCAATAGATGCCTTTCTTAATACTTCGGTCAACGACTCCACTCGGTTGGCTTGTGCGATGAATTGTTCACCAATAGGGTCAACGCCCTCTTTGATTTTGAAGCCATTCCCAGTTATGTAGTTGACCTTACCTTTAATTATCGCGTTATGCTTGGCAGACTTATTGTATAAATCGACCAAATAGTTAGGATAATCATTCTTTTTCCCGAACTCAATATAACCTTCTCCTTCGCCTTTCTTCTCTCGGTATTCGGGTTGCCTTGCTTCCGCAAAGGTCAGGACCATTAATTGATTGCTCATATATCTCTTACTTTGTAAGTGTTTGTTTGGTTGCTATATGTTGTAAAACTAAATTGACTCGTGTCATTTAATGTCGCTTGTCCACTTTCAACCATTGAAGTAGCATTTGCTGGTATTAAATTAGAAGTAGAAACTTGCTCATAAATCTGATATGACCATTCGCCTGGTAATTTCCCCGTAAAATAAGAATTTACCGTAATATTAAAAGCATTAAATCTTTCTTGGTATGTAGATAAATCGGCACTATTTAAAATTACAAAAGCAACCGTTTCATTTGTATTTCGTGACTTAAAATAAAATAACCAATTAGGCGAAGTAAGTGTTGCCTTCTCGCTTAATGTTAAAATTATCTTATTGACTTGACCTTTGATTAAATGTATCATCTAATATAAATAGCATTAACAAAATTGTTTATATAAAAAAAGGGGAAGCATCTGCTCCCCCCTTACCCGTCAACCAAACGACTATCTTAAGCGCCTGGAGTAGTCAATGCGGTATAAACGCCTGAAGCTACCGTAGGTGCTAATTCTTTCTCTTGTGCGGAGAAAGTCAAAGTATAACCTGAACGGTCTCCTTGAGCAGTTCCAGTTGCACCGTTTCCACCAGTGATGTTAATGCCGTTTAAACGACCTAACAACCAAGTGTTATCATTATTGTCTTTTACAACACATAACAACGTATTCTGAGCCAACAAAAGAATTTCGTTTCTTGTTGACACTTGTAATTTATTCAATACTATCGATAATTCTTGAGCATAGAAAACCGTACCATTTTGGACGTTAGCATTAATGTTTTCAGTCAAAGAAGCAGTACCAGGTACTAACTCATATTTCCAAAATCTTTTACCAGCTACTTTAGTTAATGCTGAAACCGAACCCGAAGCAACGGTAATTGCACTAATATTTCCTTTTTCGATAAAATACACTTCTGTTATTCCACCTAATGAATCACGACAATCTAAAGAATATCCTTGAGTTAAAGCACACGGCATAATTATTTTTCTTTAAAGTGTTAAAAATTCGGGCAGTCACAACCAAGCAATCTGCCCGAACTTATTTGTAAGATTATTAAGCTAAGATGAAATCAACCATCTCATCAGGGAATGCAAACTGCACACCGAACTTAAATGCTGCCATGAACTTAATGTTCATTGCATATGGGTCATGCAACAATTCGAATTGCTCTTCCTCGTTTAACAAGTCAGTACCGATGAACAAGTTAGAAACTCTTGAAGCATAAATCTTAGAAGTTCCGTTCAATCCTTGAACTGCGATAACCTTGATAGTAGTACCTGGCAAAGTTAATTCTCCAGTTGCAGCACCATCAAAAGTGTAAGCAAACAAGTTAGCATTTTTCAATGCGATTGTGTAAGTACGGAATACATCGTTTCCAACAAAGATAGCAACGTCATCCTTATCAACAATTTGCGCTGGAATAGCCTTGTAAACTGAATCCAAAACTGCAATCACGTTTGAAGTAGTGATACCAGCAGAAGCAGCCAAAGGAGTTCCGTAATAAGTAGTTGTGTTAGCGTGAACAACTGAAGCAGAAGCAGCAGCAACTAATTTCACAAAACCATCAAACTTATTCAAGTTACCATTTGCAGAAGCAGAATCTCCAGTCCAAATAGCAGTTTCTAATTGAGAAGAAATACGAGACGCTTTCTTAGAAGTATAATCAGCAGCGAAAGCGATTGAATCGTAAGTGCTTCCAGCAGATAATGCTTTTTGTAAATACTTAGACTCTAATCCTTTTGGACATAATGCCTCTTGTACCTTAATTTTACCAACCGTTACACTACGCTGAGTGAAAGTAGTTGTACCTGATGCGTTGAAACCGCAATCGCTATCATCTTGAAAGAAAGCATCAGTATCCATGATACCAATTTTCTCAGAAGATTTTACTCCAACTAAAACGTTTCCTTGAGACTTAATCAAAGAAGCAGTTTTTGAGCCAAGAACTGAAGACGTTACTAATAATGCTTCGTTTTCTTTGGCGTAATCCGTTAATGAACTTACAACAAATGCCATAATTTTTCTTTTTTAAAATTTTTAATTTAAAGTTTTTACTCTTTCCAAGAATCGCTCTATCTTGTCAGCCTTTGGCTCAACGATTCTAAAGTTATTTTTTGGGTTTTGAATTGGGTCAGCAACTGGAGTTTTTGAAAATCCTTCCAATACGCTTAGCATTTCACTAAATCCTTGATTAAACTTGCTCTCTAATTCTCCTAACTTGTTTTTCAAAGCCTCATTCTCGGCTTGCAAGTAAGAAATAGTTGAGTTCATTTCATCAAATTGAGAATCTGCTTCCATTTCCATAGGAGCTTCTTCTTCAGATGGTGCTTCAGCCTGAGGGGTTTCAATTCCTTCAACCTTTCCACCAACGACAGAAATCATAGTTCCATCAGCTAATTCATACTCGCCATCGGGAGCAGAAACTGAGTTACCTGATTCATCAACAAGCATAGCATCTCCACCAATCTCCAAACCTGATAAGTCAATCTTACTTCCATCTTTAAGGTCGTAAGTTTCAAATACCAATTGAGTAGCTGGCTCTGATGCAATTTCTTCAGTTTGCTCAACGGTATTATCCGCTAACAAAACTTTAATTTTTTCAATTGCTTCTGAAACGTTCATAAATTGTTTTTACTATTGTTTGATTATAAATACTGATACTAAAATACTTTATCCTTTAAACTTGTTCTAAAATCGAACATATCTCCGACCATAGCGATTCCTCAACGCTCATCGGTTGCTTTTCTTTCTTATAATTAAATATGCCCTCAACACTAAATCCTTTAAACTCCCCTGATTTAATCTTATTCCAAACCGATTCGTTTTCGACTTTAAAACTTCCAAACCAAGAACCTTCAGGTGCATCCTCAAATCCTTTCATTGCCATTACTCCCCGTGATGAATCCACAATAAACGATTCGTACATCGTTACTCCTTCAACTGCTAAAGCCTCATCGTGCATCAAGTTTACGTTTGACTGATAACCTTTCTTAAAGAACTTTTGCGCTATCTTCTCAATCGTATCTTTTGTAAACGTAACGTAATACTCGCCATTTTGGTCATTGCGATAAATAGGAGTTTCAGCCAACATCAAAGGACCTGAAACAATTCTTCTATCCTCTGATTGAATAACAAACTTAGCCTTGTCTTCTTTAAACTTTAGGAAATCTCTTTCTATTGCTGGTCTGTCTACCAAAGCAACGAAGTCAACCTCAACATCATCGTTTAAATCTTCGCTTATTTCTAATTGATAAATTGGTAATTTCATATTATTTGTTTTTATATTCTTGCAGAGTTTTCAATTCTTCTTATTCTTTTTTGACTTCCCGTAATATCTGATTCAACTACGTAGGCTCTTGCTGCCACGTTTCCAATTGCATTTAAAGAAGTTTGGTCTAAAGCCGTTGGCGCATTAGGAGTAAAACTCGGAGGTACTGGTGCTGCCGATAGTCTTGCTCCGCCTCCGCCTCCACTTGAATCAGTAACTCCAGGCATACTTGGTAATGGAGTATTAATAATTGATTGAACACTTAATAAACCTTGAGCGATTGTCGCTGCCGCTGCAATAAAGTTAAATGGCGGAGGCAATTTCAAAGCAGCCGTTGCTCCAACATAAGTGTTAATCGTAGCATCTGCAATACCTAATGCCTTGCCAGCAACCGTACCTTCTCCAGCCAATTGCATTCCAGTACGAAGAGCATTGCTAACAATACCTAATTTTTGCTCTTGAGTTAATTGGGCAATCTTTACTTCGGCATCAGCACTTGCTTTAATTGACCTATCCATTGCAGAAGTTACTAATGCTACGGTCTTAGGCTTATTGTTTTGAATTACATCAAAGACATTCTTAACATCTTTTAATTGTTTTACTTCAGACTTGGTAGATTCTCTTTTAATCTTATCAATTTCTTCAGCCGACTTTCTTGTTAATTCTGCTTTTAATCTTTCGTTATCAGCAAATAAAGTTAAATCCGCTTCTAATTGTTGTCTTACTTTTAATATCTTTTTTTGCTCATCCGTTAAGTTAGCCTCCGCAAGTTCTTCTAATCTTTTAATTCTTGCATTCTCATTCTCAATCTCTTTATCAATCTTTTCGTTTTGATTTTTAAGATATTCATCATCGCCTTTCTTTTGGGTAGCTAAAACGGATTTTTTATAATTGCCTTCAATAACAACTAAATCATTTTTTGCATTAGCTAAATTCTTTGTTTCTTCTTCACTTAATTTTATTCCATTACGTTTCTTTGCCTCAAGTACATTAATATCTTCTTTCGCTATTTGCTTACGTTTCTCAGATAAATCTTTCTCAGATGCGCCTTGTGATTCAAGAACTTTTAATTCTCTTTCATATTGCTCTTTGCGACCTTTAGAATTTTTAGCATATATTTCAAGCGCCCTATCGGTTTGGGAAGTAATGCCTACAAAATCAGTTACTTTTGTAACTATTGCGCCAATGGCATTAGCTACAAGACCTAAGCCTGGCACTAATTTTAAAACTGCTTCCCTTACTTTATCAAAGTTGGCAATCAATAAACCTAATCCAATTGCCAAAGCACCAATACCCGAAGCAATGATAGCGCCTCTAAGAGTAGTAAATGCTTGCAATACCTGAGTTTTAATTACTAAGGCTAAGTTTTTAAAACCATCGATTGAGCCTAATATTGTATTTAAGCCTTCAGAAAATGCTAATGCACCTTGTACTTTAAGTAATTGCTTTTGTACGTTTTCTGATTCTACTCCAAACAAAGCTAATGCTCCTTGCGCTCCAGCAAATGCTCCAGCAACTCCTTGAATAGATTGACCAAATGCTTTGAATTTAGCATCAGGATTGAAAGCATCAATGGTAGCTTTAGCATCGCCAATACGGTCCTTTAACTCGGCTGCTCTTTTGGCTGCATTCGCTATCTCTTGAGCAGAAGCGCCAGCAGTATTTTGTAATCGTGCTAATTCTTGAACCGATTCTCTTAATTGACTTCGTAAACTTCGTGTGTCCGCTACTAAATCAATACCAACCTTTGCGTTTTCAGCCATCTCTTAATTTTAATAAAATAATTCAATTACTCTTAACAATTCACATTTGGTTGTTTGGGGAATGCTTGGATTAAAATCAATTACTTTATTTAATCTCCACAAAGCGCCATCGATATAAATCAATTGAGAAAAATCAAGTGAATAAATATCTTGTACGGTTAAGTATAAATAGCAACTTAGAAGCTTACTATCTTTGTTTATTATTTCAGCTAAATATTCATCCCACCACGAATTAAATAAATTAGCCGTAGGATAAGGATTTAATAACGTAAAATAAAATTCATTAGGCACTCCAAAATTAATGTCAATCGTTGGCTCTAATGGGTCATCTAAATGCCCAGCATATCCGTAAGTTGATAAATGCCCAGCTGTTAAATTACCGTTACTTGAACTGCCTTCCCCACTATAATAATCTTTAATATGATAATTTGAAGTTGAGACACTTTTAAAAATCATAATACGAATATTATTATCTTTTCGCTCTTGAACTCCATTGGATTCTTTAAATAAATTTGCCCTTAATTTATCATCATTAATATCCTCAGTTAAAATACTTGGGCTAAATATTACTTTTACTTCCGTTCTATCTTCAGCAAATTGATAGCCAGTATCCTCTTTCCTATCGCCATAAGATTCATTGTATTTCTTATTATATGCCTCATTATAGTAATCATCGTCCTCAGTATAAAAGAAATCGTAATACCGAGCATTTAATTCCGACATTGGCTTAATAGAAATCTCTCTTGAATAGTCTACTTTATTCGACCAATCAATTGATTCAGCTATTGGGTCAGATAACAAAAGTAAACCCGTAGAATCTCCAGGCTCTCCGTGCAATAATAATTCGCCAACATCGTTTACCTTTAAAAACCCAGCGCCTTTACGATAAAATTCTATGTATGGTTCAATTAATAAATGAGTTGTTTTTTGTGGGTCTTCATAAACGTATAAATTAAACATTCTACAAATCGATGTAAAAAAATCTTTTTGTTGAATCCCTTTAGGTAAACAATTACCAATTGAAATATAATCGCCTTCTTCTGCTAATGCAACTTGAGGATAATCAGCTACAAATTCAAATGATAAATTAGGGTCTAAAGTTACATATTGTTCAGAAGCGCTAAAACTTGCAAAAACATTTATATAATCTGTATTATCTAATGATGTTGATATAACCCAATCAATGTCAAAATTTTGATAATCGTTGTAAGATGTAAATTCTTCAACATATAATTCAGTTGTATTTTGATAAACGTAAACACTAAAAGTACCTGGTCTTGATAATGATATTGTACCGAAAAGTCTTAATTTCCCAAGAGTTCCATTTGTGCCAGCAAAAGTAAAAGTTTGATTATCAACATCTTTCGTAAATAATACTAAGTTTACTATGTTTAGAAACCTAAGTGTTTCTCCAGCAGAAGTGCTTGCTCCAGCATCAATCGAATAATTACCCGAAACTAACAATAAATTACTTGCTAATTTCTCAAGATTTGCCTTGTTATTTGGTATAATTAATGATTTAAAAAAAGGCGTATCAAAAAAAGCAGAAGTATACGTGTAACCTGAAAAATCAATAATTTTATCTATCAATTCATGTACAAAAAATGCTGGTCTAAAAGCATTTATATGCCAATCTTTATTATTTTTTTTACATAATCCGTAATCAATTAATGGATAAACAATTCCTAATCCACTTGCCACACCTGAAGCAGTCCAAGAATTTTCAATAGTTTCAACATTCCAATATTCTTCGTATGAATTAGTGAAATGAGCAATGACATCAGGGTCATTTAATACCTTGTTCCCAATGGCGGAGGCAAAGCCACCTAACTCCCCAAATACTGCGCATTGATATTCTATTACACCGTTCTGAATGGTTATCTCCAAAAGGCGAAGAACTCCCTTAAAAACTTGTATCTTATTGACAAATATCTGACAATTTGCTTGCTTGGTCGGGTCAAAATTATAGCCAACATTTGGTTCATTAGGGTTACTAAAACCGTAATTATTACCGCTGGTAAAATTATAAATATGACCAAACACTTTATTATTGTTTGCGTTACCAGGTACGTTAATCGTTTTTGAATAGTTCGTATTCCTCGAAGAAAAGTCTTTAATGTCATCTATTGCGTAGTTTAATTCTGCTCCTAAATCCTCGAATAAATCGAGTCGTTGTTGTTCAACTATTATTTCAGTTATCATTATCTAAATTGGCTATATTGTTTTTGACCTAAATCAAATTGAAGTTGATAGTTAAATAATTTATCTGAAGTACTTACTTTCTCTTGGTAGTTTGTGTCCTTCATTACAATTGGATAATAATCACTTGTACCTCCATTAATGATTTGCAAATAAACCTCGTTAGATGCAAGCAATTCAGAGCCAAGAGCATAATCTATTGCTGAAACATAATCACTCGTTACAAGGTAACTCCAATCGGTTTGAGTTGATAATGCTTGCACACCACCGTAATGAACACCCGAACTATTCTTATGGGTCATTGTCGCAGCGCTTCTTTGATATTCAGCAGTCTGATAAGTCGTTCTTTTAAAATTCTTTTGTTGGCGATTAAGTAAGCGAAAAGCATAAGTGTCATAACCTCCGAATTGATTTTGAAATATTAAATTGATAGGCGTAAATCTTGGCGCACAAACTTGCTTAATTGTTATTGTATCTGAGCCAATCGTTACATTATATCCATATGTTGCACTTGTAATAAATGAACTACCTAAATAAGTATTTATTGCCGTAGGACTTAAATCTAAAAGCAATGATGAAAGACTTGATAACGTTCCGCCCGTTGAAGAACTTCCGCTATTACTGCCATCCTCATTTATCTTTTGAACCGTTGCCGTTACTGCTGATAAGTTTGCATTGAAATAAGTAATAAATAACTTCTCTCCACTAATTACCTCGCCAGCCGTTCTATCTCTTGTCGTTAAGAACTTATTTGCATAAGTAGAAATTGAAACTCTAAATGGATTGAGAGAATAATTCCAACCTTTAGAACTTGCTGAATCTTGATTCATTATAGGCTCTTGCCCCAACCATTCTTCTCCAAATATTAACGTGTAGTCCACGAATAAGAATGAGCCAGCATACTGTAAGACTGAACTTCCTGATGGGTTAAAACCGCTTCCAAGATAGTTTCTGACAATGGGAGCGACATCAAGTACACCATAGTTTCCTGAGTCGGGATAATTTTTAAGTGTGGCAACGGTTGCGCCACCAATTTGTAAATCAAATACATATTTGAAGGATGATTCTGATACATTTCCTGAAGTTGCTATATGCCATAAACTATCATGAGCCGATGAGTAAGATGGTGGAACGTATACGCTTGTTGCCATTATTTCTTAAATGTTTGTGTTATTGTTAATGCTATATCTTGTCCTAATGCTTGGGATAATTTTGCTTTAAAATCTTCTCCAAATGCTTTTTGTTCATTATCATCAAAAAACCCTACTCTTCCAATGCCTCGTTCTTTAATTCTTTTAGCAGTATTTTTAGCTATTGCCAATAACTTCTTTTTTGGGTCAGCAGCATTTGTAAGTGTTTTTCTTTTTATCTGCAACGGACTTAATCCTTTGCGTTGGTCTTCATTTTTAATATAATTCTTATGCCTTAAATACCATTGAAGAATTGCCTCAACCATATTTTTAGAAACGCTTAACGTTCTAAATTTATAAGGCGAATTTGGTTGACCGCTTTTTAATCCTTTTACTCCTTTGTTTTGAAAATCATAATATTTACTTGCTGGATTTGATTCATCGTATCCAATTGTTAAAGTATATTTATTGCCTTTTTTATTAATTGCTGAAACGGAAATATCACTCATATTCCCCCTATCAACTTTTCCTTTAGCATTTATTCTTTGCTTTGCTAATAAAATAAATTTATTCGCAGCATCATACATAACTTTTTCAACCGCATCTAATTTTAATGCGCCTTGAGAACTTTCGCCTCCTAAATCAAAATTTTCCCCTAATGATTCTTGTGCTTTAAGAATGCTTGCCATATATCTGTTTCATTTGCTCCCTATCAAAACTATTCTTTGCCTTAATATAACTTAAATCGTTTAATGCTTGAATCGTTGGCAACTCAAAAGCATCTGCTAAATTTATTCTTTCGTGTTCGGCAATGATGGTAGCTTGGTAAATCCATCCATAACGTTGCATAAAGCCATTATCGTTACCTCTGCTTCTAATTTCTCCATCCCGCTCTTCATCAACTCCTCTTTCAAATAATCCTTTAAACTCACTATCGATTCGCTGAATACTTGACAAAAAAAAACCACACTTCCATAAACCGATTCAAAGCTACCCGATAATAAATCTTCGGCATATTCTTCGTGCTTGCTTGCATCGTACTTAGCTACCTTCCAACCTCGCCAGGTCAACTTCATAGGCATAACCATTGAAGCAGCAATCTTATGCAAGTTGTTTATAATGTCATCCCCAAAAAACTTAGTTTCTAAGTATCTTGAATACGGGATATTACGAATATCATAAACGCATCTATAACGCTTTTTACCAACCTTAATGTAATCGCTTGGCTTTGGAGTTGGTGCTGACTCGGTAATAAATGTAATTTCTTTTAACTGCTCATTTAATTCCTTAATACTTAAAGAATCAATTTGTGCTTCCGTTTGATATGTTAAAATCTCTAATGACTTCACTGCAATATCCAATTCAGTTAATCCCTCTCTTTTTGAAAGTAGGTTTTGAATTTGTTGCCATTGCCATACCGTGACATCTTTCCAGTTCATATTTATAAATAGCTAATTAAACAAAGTTGTATCTGCCCGTTCCTGACTTAAAATCAAACTTGCGCCAAGCTAATGCTAAAGCACAAACGCAGTCATCCGTAAACCCAGTAGGAGCGGAATACTTTACTCCGTGTGATGTATATTGATATTCAAAAACTTCTAATTCATTTTTAATCATTCCCTCAGGATAATGTACTCGCTCCTGATGTATTGCTACTTGTAGACCAAGCATTAATTCTTGCTTGCTTTGGCTTGTAAATTTAAACCCTTCTATATCCATCCCTTCCCGTTGCAATTGTTCGACTACTGGGTCACCTACTCCAGTGCTATCAATTAACATCGGTGCTTTTGGTAAATTGCGAATTATGTTCTGAGTTGATGCCCAATCCTTTTGAAATCGGTCATAATAAGCCACATTGCCACTATTATCTAAACCGATAATTACTGTCCAATCTGAGTACTTTGCCAAATCGACTCCATAACATTTAACAATATTGGTAGAAATATCCGATGTACACTTACGAATTGCCTCGCTTCCAAATGGATTCGCAGCGTTCTCTGCGGGGTTAGCCATGTACTCTTGTTCGAATACTACGGGAATAGCTGATTGCTTAATTGAATCGACCTCAGAACTTGCAATATAAGGATTATCGTAAGTCGAATACTTAAACGATTCCCATTCTGTATTTGCTTCTAATCCTTTTAAATATAAAGAATAGAAATAATTCTTACCTCTCGGAGTCGATAAGAATAGCGCCTTGCCTTTGTAATCGGTTAAGGTAGGTCTTATAGCATTATTCCATCCATTCTTTAAATCAGGGATATATGAAGCCTCATCAATAATCACATAGTGAAATCGCATACCTCGAAGATTGTCTAATCTTTCGCCCGTATAAAATCGAATGACTCCACCCGTAGCCAATTTAAAAGTCAAATCTGATATGTTAGAAGTTGCTACTTCGGGCGGAAGTATTAAAGCGATATCGTCAAAAAAGACTTTGGCTAATTTATAAGTCGGAGTTATGTAAGCAACTGACTTGCCTTGTAATGCCTCTACGCAAGTGATGACCTGGCTAATCAATGACTTGCCAAATCTCCGCCCGCACATAAGCACTCTAAACCTCGCCTTGCTCTGTAATACTTTTTTCTGCGCCTCGTGTGGAGTCGGTAGGATAATCTCCATTGGCAAATTTTATAGTTATTTCAGTATCTTGTTTAATGTCAGCCGATTCTTTTGGCTTTCCAAATACTCTACTTAATAAAGTTTCTATTGAATATAAAGAGCCATTCTTTAAAGATTTATTCATTGCTCCAGCAATTGTCTTTTCTAATATTGAACTTTCAGGATTATCAAATATCTCTTTAAGTTGGTCAATATTCATAGCAAGCATTTTACGAATCGTTATTCCAATCTCGGTCATATTATAACCTGATTCTTTTAATAGCGTAACGTACTTCTTTGGTCTACCATTTGGATTCCCTGATTGACCTTTCTTAAAACTTACTAAATTTTGTTCGTTTGCCATACCTCTCCGTTTCTTTTAATTATTAATGTTGGGTCTAATTTAATCATTCGGTCAACTATTACTTGGCAATACTTAGGGTCTAATTCCATTCCGTAGCATTTACGATTTAATTGATGTGATGCTACCATAGTTGTACCGGAGCCAGTAAATGGCTCATAAATCAAATCATTTTTTAATGAAAAATCAGTAATCATTTTGGATGCAAATTCAACTGGATAGGCTGCTCTATGTTCAACACTTTCTCCGGTTATTTGCGAACCTGAAGATTTAATATGCCAATAATTCCATCTGCAATCATTATAAATTTGACTTGTTCTATATTTATTACTTGCGGACATTACAAAAACAAACTCACATCTTCTCGAATAAATTCCTATTTGTGGTAAATTTATAGAATGATTTTTATCCCAAATAATTGTTTCTTTTACTGAATATGGATTATCATTTGAAAAAACAATTTTACCATAATCATCTCTGCTTTTTGCATTGTATGCTACATTCCAACAAACTGAATGTTCTTCTTCATTTTTAAATATTGAAGAAGTTGTTAAAATATCAATACAAAATTTATAATAATCTTCAGAACTTCTATTATCAGCATCTTTATCTTCATACAATCTTACACCTTTTGTAGTTTTCCCTCCTTTAGTATGCATAAACCCATCACTTGTCCCATTTCCTTGATTATATGGTGGACTTGTCGCTAATAAATTCCATTTTTCACCATTCATTAATTTTTCAACAATATCACTATTAGTTGAATCTCCACAAACTAATCTATGTGGACCAATCTCAAATAAATCTCCAATAACAATATCAGTTTCTACTGACTCAGGCATTTCGTGATTATCTTCCTCAGCACTTCCTAAATCTTCAATATCAAATACAGGCACATCTAATCCCCATTCAACTAAATTTTCAGCATCCCATTCGTTGGCAAGCATATCCCAATCCCATTCTCCATAGCCAACATTGTCTTTAATTATAAATGCCTTTTGTTGTTCTTCGTTTAAATCACTTGCTTTTATTACTGGTACTTCTTTAAGTCCAGCTTCCTTGCAAGCCTTTAATCTCATATTACCTCCAAGCACTATCATATCATCGTTAACGACAATAGGTCTTAAAGATAGCATCTGAGGAAACTCTTTAATCGATGCTACTAACTTTTTAAATTTGTCATCCTTGATTATTCTCGGATTGTTTGGATTCGACTTTATGTCGGTCAATTTGGTTGTTGTGATATTCATTTTTAAAAATTATTTTTTAAATCCTACAAAGTAAAGGTCGCACATTCCTAAAGTATTTGTTTGAAATTCAAATACACTAAAATGCTTTTCAATATCTATTTTTTCACGAATTAAACTTTCATTTAAATTCATATAATAATCATTCTCAAGATTGCTTGTAAATGGACTACATTGAGGAGATGTTCTTCTTGTACCGTGTTCAGCCCTACCATCCGTTGCGCAAGTAAAAACAAACATACCACCAACCTTTAAAAGATTAATAGCATTGAGCATTGTCTTATCCCAGTACTCATCGTGTTCAAAACATTCCGAACTAATTACAACATCAAATTTATCTTTGCTTTTAAATTCATGACCTCTGCAAACAATATCAACATTTGGTCCTTCGCCTATATCAATTCCAGTATAATGATAATCAGTAAATAAATATCGATTGTTTCCATTTATATCCAATGAGCCTATATCTAAAACTTTAACTCCCGTAAAAAATGAGGGGAATTTGTTTTTAATACTGGTTAAATAATTTTGTTGTTCAACGTGTGCCATTAATTTTTATCTATTTGCTCTAATTTTCTTATTGCCCATTCAATTCCTTCAGTACCTCCCCAAGCATCCCACATTAATCCTCCGCATCCTTCGCCATAAGGAACGTCTTTACTTTGCTGATGTCTTTTAAATGAAGCCATTCTTGCAATCGTATCCCTTGTAATGTTTTCTTTGTTTGCTAATTGGTTTGCTCTTGCTTTCCCTACTGGAGTTCCACATTCTCCCCAACCATTTTCTTCCGCCCATTTTAAAGCACGTTTAGCATTATTAACTGCTGATTCGGGATAATCATTATAACTATCCGCCATGCTTATTCTAATTGCAGTCCACGCTTCTTCCGCTTTTGCTTCCGTATCGTATATGCAAGCACCATTCCCGACTCTATATTTCCCGTTTGAACATTTAATTACTGGCATCTTATTCTATTAGTTTAGAATATATAGCAAAACGCTGCTCATTAATTTTAAATAAATCGTAATGCTCACGAACATATTCAGCATTTGACTCGCCAAAATCCGTTCTCATTTGTGAACTAAATGCCATTCGTTTAATATCTCGTTCCCAATTATCAACCCAACACACCGTTGGAATGTCATCGTATGGCGCTCGTTTTATTGCCATTATTGGAATCCGTTTAGCTCCAGCTTCTAATGCCTTTAGATTTGATTTTAAGCGATTGAATTTATTATCTAATAAAGGCGCAAGTAAGATATCAGCCTCTTGGTAAAAATTCATGTACAAATCTACGGGCATTGATTCAATAATCTTATAATTTAGTTTCTCGCCAGCAGTAAACCAATCGCCCATCTGCTTCCAATGAAATTCATTAAACTTATTCCATCCGCAAAGAAGCATCCGTGTCGATTCCCTAAATGATTTAGACTTGGATAATTCTCTAATCGGATTCTTTAACTGCCTCATATCAGGAAAATGAGTGATGCTTCCCGTATGCGCAATGGTAACTAATTCGTTAACATTTCTTGTCGCAGTAAATTGGTCCTTATCAAACGGCAAAGCATTAGGCAAAACAAAGCAGTTAGGATTTATCTTAATTATCTCAATTCTCAATCGATTATGAGTTGTCGTTACAACATCCGCCACTTTAATATAATTCTTAATTACCTGAGTAACTCCTAAAGACCGATATGTGGGTGCAGATAAATGCTGGCTGAACAACTCCCAATAATCATCAATATCGACAACCAATTTAAAGCCAATCTTATCCTTCCATTTTAACAAATCGGGCAATGGTATCAATTCACAAAAACGATTGACTACAACCACGTTTATGTTCTTCTCAATCAGCATCTCTTCGGTCATTGTATCCGTGATAATACAATACTCCTTTTTCATTACTGATAATGGTAACGCTAATCGATGGTAAGTGACTCCTGAATGTCTACTTCCGACTGCGCAGATTCTTAGTTTGGACATCGTTTGGTTTTGGTTGGTTGAGTTTTGCAATATACTTTATTCCTTCGTAATGTGCTGACAATCTTTTAAGCATATCAAATACACAAGAGCCACACCACGAATTGAAGTTAAAATCCTTGTTGACATATTTGCGATATAGATTCGCATACTCTTCAAGTATTTCTCGGTCAATGTTTTTAGTAAACCCTAAAGCGACTGCCTCAAAGTTTATAATATTGGCTTCTATAAATGCTATCTCTTGCTCGGTCATAGTTTGTTTATTAATCGATAAATGACTGCTCCTAATATTCCTGAACTAAACACGATTGCAATCCATTCTTGGAACTGCAAAGGAAAAACAATTAAAACAATAGCGCTCCAGGTACTTAGACAAGGAGTACAACTAAACGGTTTAAAGTTTAGTCCAAATGACTGATATAAATTAGTCATTGTAAAAAAGACGGCAAAGGAAACGGCTGCGATTATAGTTATCATCTATTTGATTGGTAAATTTCATCCTTAACTAAACTCCAGTAAGCCTTATCATCTGCTTTTAGTTTCTGCTCAAGTAATAATGAACAAATGTACAAAGCTAATTCAAAAGCAAGTGCTTTATTGCCACAAAAATACAAGGCATTAATTAACATACTTTTTGCTTTCTCATCAGGCTTCATCTCTTATCTTTTTTTTAATATTTGAAATCGTTTTGACAATCGACATATACGGAATGCCAGTCTTTCTCGAAATCTCTGTTTGATTAAAATTCAATTCAACGTATGTATCGAGTAGCATATCCTCATACCAAGATAGTTCTTTTCGTGCTACCTCCACTCGATTAAATAGCTTTTCTTTGTATTCCTTTGATTCATCCTCAATCTGCACTAATTCGTGAATCTCATCAATACTTTCAAACTTGGCTCTGAAATGCCTGAAGAATGGTTGATTCATTCCAGTACTATAAATCATATTTAGCATACAACGGACCAACCAATATTTTAATCCACTCGTTCCGTTGTTATTGTATATCGACCAAAATTTGTCTTCAGATATTGAGCAAAGATTTAAAAACATTTCTTGCTTTAGTTCTTCCCTCAAGTTTGCTGGTTGCATTTTCATCAAGGCTTGTTTAATCTCCTTTGAATTATAAAGTTCCTCAATGATTTGCGACCTGGTCATTCTTTTGATTTTCTGATTATTTCAAAAATAAAATAAACAATAAAAGCCACTTCGATTATTCCAACCGCAATGGCTTCCCAAATTAACCTTTCCACTGTTCAAGTTCCCGATTCAAATACCATTGAGCCTTTTCTAAATCTTGCTTCTTGTTCCCTTTCTTATCAGCTCGAAGAATGTATTTAACTACATTGCCCAAATGAAATCCTAACTCAAAAGACTCAATGACATCTATGGATTCAATGCCTCCTTTGCTCTTGTAGTGCGGAGGCTCATTAACCCAATCGGTATCATCTTTTATAACTCCTTGATAATTAATCTTTTCCATATGCAAAGTTTACATTATAATCCGTGCAATTCCAAATAATCCTTGATTTTTTTTGTCTGATGGTATGCTGGTCTTGAACTACCATTATTATTTTTGATTCTATTTAGGTTTATTTCAAGGCTAAAATTTAAATCTAAATACGTTGCGCCTTCGATAACTAATTGAATCGTAGGTCGTTGTATTCTCATTGTAATCCACTCAATAGCCTTTTTATAATTCTCGCTCAAATCTCATCTGCTTTAAATCTACGAATCAAACTCTCGCAATCCTCAATCGACCTAACAATTGCATAGTAATAACCGTGATTAATTGCTATCTGCTCGAATGCTTTTTGATTTGGTTGTTGGCTTCCTTTCTCAATCTTAACTTCAACAAATAAACCTTTCCATCGTTTATTAGAAACCATCCAAAACATATCAGCCACTCCAGCCTTTGCTCCTTCCATCTTTAATTTTATAGCAACTAACCTATGCCTTGCACCTCCGTTTGGAATTGCATAATAGTAAAAGTCCTGAGTCCATTCTAACCATTTGCAAATTGCTACTTGGAGTTTATGTTCGTGTTCGTTTCTCATTGTCAAGTTATAGATTTACTTTTTATCTAAATTTGTCAAGTTATAAATTTACTTTGTGATATAATTTGTCGGATATATCCCTCATTGTATGACATTTTCTAATTTAATGTCGGATTTTATCAACAATAACATTAAACAGATTTTACATTTTACTGCTAATTGTTAATTATCTTTAACGTTATATTTTAATCTTCCGTGACTTGTGTATAACCGTAAATCTATTGTATCCGTGTAGATATCCTCATATTCGGAAATTCCGAATGTTACTTTTGCCTCTGATTTTTTTTGTATTGTCTGTTTATTTTTCAGAGCATAATAATAAGCATAGCTAATTAATGCCAGTGCAGTAATGTAAATTAGTTTTCTTTTCATTTTATATAGTTTAAAATATGTGCAATCACATCTATTGTCCAACCATTCCTAAGCATTCGAAATCTTTGAGTATCTGAAACGTGTTTAGTATAATCTTCTTTAACAGTTTGTAATCTTTCAAATTCTTTAGGAGTAAGTCTTCTTATTTTATCAATTTTAATATAATTATTACCTACCTGGAATTGACCAGTAGTTAGGCAATCTGATTTGCCATTAATATCTCTTGGTACAAAACACTTTGCCCAAGCAGCTGGCTTATTTAAAAATCCCTTGATTATTCTCTCACTTAAAAAGTATTTAGAATCTACTTCTTTTTCTAATATATCTTTAAGTAAAATACCTTTATCTTTTGGTTGCTCAATAATAGTTTCTAAATCTCCAAATAAACCTTGTGGCTCTAAACCTATATTAGTCCAGTACAAACGTTGTCTATTTTGAGCAGAAACTAAAGATGAATTAATCATAATTGGTTTTACTCCAATTGCTTTAGATAAAATCTTTTCCCACTTCTCTCCCATCATTACATTTTCAAGAAGAAAATATTTAGGTTTGACTTCATTTAATAATCTCATGTATTCCCAAAATAAATAAGATTGCCCTTCAAACTCAAATCCTTCAGACTTTAATTCAAGATAATGGTCTAATGTCAAAATCTCTTGCTCATCTTTTGTACTCATCCCCTTACGTTTACCTGCAAAAGAAAATGATTGACAAGGACTACCTCCAATTAGAATATCTATTTTAGGTAAAGAATATCCATCTACATTTACAACACTTCCAAGCTGCTTAGTGTTTGGGTAGTTTGCCATTGTAACCTGGATAGCATACTTATCAATTTCAGATGCAAAATAATTATCTACTATAATTCCAGCTCTTTCAAGTGCTTGTTGTCCACAAGACATTCCATCAAATAGACTTAATACATTCATATATTATTAGGTTTAATAGTTCCATCATTATCGATATGACAATCAAATGTAACTAAACTATTGATAAATTTAATATACCCTTGAGTTTTGCAATGCATCTTCCTTTCTTCAATATCCTGAATGGCAGAATATTTATTCCAAAGTTCGATTCGTTCTTCTTTTGATATCGTTGGAATCTTAAATTGCTCCAGGTAATCAAAGAGAATTGATAAGCCTCCAGCGATAAACGTAAATTTCTTATCGTTCTTCTCGCAGAATCTAATCTGATTAGCATATTCATTAGCCGTATCAATTGCTTGCTTCATTAATTCTTGGTCATTAGGTTTTTCTTTCACTGGCTCTATTTGTTTAGGTAAGTTTTTAATCTCTTGTCTTGCATACTCCAGGTAACCATTCATAACCCTACCAAAGTATTCGCAAGAAAAATTCTCATAGCATTTAGAATCAATATTTAGCTTTCCAGCGACTGCCATTTCAAATGCAAGTTTTATTTCTTCGCAAGTATTATTACCAAAATTTGACTTAACAAAATTAGTCAATACAACCTTTTCTTCTTCAGTTGGTAAATTGTTTCCTCTTAAGCCAACTAAAACCATTGTGTAACGTAATGCTTGCTTTATATCTTCTTCGTTCCTTACACGTAAAGCAATAGCGCTTTGTGCTTGTCTTATTGCAATTGCATTACCACTTCCGTAAGGCTTCCATTCTTGCGGCACTTGTTCCGAGTTTCTCAGTTGTATTTCCATTATTGCTGAATTGTTGTTTAGGTTCAAAAATACCTGAATAATTATTTGATATTGAATGATTAATTGCAATTTCTAATTCTTGGTCACTTTTATTTTCCCAAGTTTTTAATAATTCTTTTTTTCCACTTGGAGTATAAGATTGTTTTTTTTCTTTTTTATGCTGAAACCATTTATTAAAAATTTCTTCTCTTAATGTAATCTCTTTACTTCCAAAAAAATTATCAAAACGATTTTCTTTATATTCTTTATATTCTTTATTACTATTATAATCTTTATTACTATAATCTTTATTACTATTGTTTGACGTTTTTCCTACCATAGGATTTTCCTCTGTCGGTTTTCCTGCTATCAGGTTTTCCGCCGTAGGATTTTGAATCTCAGGATTTTCATTTAATATATATTCGACTTCCCAAAAGCCTTTATTATTTTGAAATCTCCTTCTTACTAGATAGCCATTAAGTTCTAATTCTTGTAATGCTGACTTAACACTTGGTAAACCTTCCTTTAATTGCTTTGATATTCTTTCAGCAGAAAAGTCCCAGTTCTCAGGCTTAGATTGAATGTAAGCATACATACCTTTTGCCTTTAATGATATTACCGAATCATTCAGTAATTCATTTGGAACGGTAGCATACTTGTTTAAAATTTTTAGTTTTGCCATTTTTTAAAAATAAAAAAGCCAGTCTGCGTCGGAGTGCAAAACTGGCTTTGGTTATTTAACCTATTAAATTACCCAAGAACTCCGACCCTCTTGGTTAATTATATTCAAATATAAAAAAACTAAACCGATTTACAAAGTCTTTTAGAAAAATATCCTGAATATATTGGATGCTCTGATTCAAATAACCTAGCATAGTCCGAAGTAAATGAATTATTAACTTTAAATCTATCATTCCCTTCGACCATTGTATGCCATCTAATGACTTCAAATATCTGCTTTGCTCCAAGTCTAATGTATCCTCGATTAATTAGTTGGAATGCTAAACGTTTAAACTCCTGGTATATTTGGGGATTGTCTTGATGATATTTTTTGAAGCTTGTTTTCATTTGGTTTAAATTTAGATGTGTGATATAATTTCTTATAATCCTTTTTTAACTCTTTGCTTAAATGGTCTTGCCATTGGTTGAACGTAAGTGCTTTCATCTTAATAAATCTACAATTAAATAAAATATCCAAGTGGCAATTATTCCCACGATGCCGACCATCGTGAGAAATTCTGCCGTTTCAGTTGAGTTATTGGATTTGCCTTGATTTTTCATCTTGCATTTGTTTAGCTATCATTTGAACTTCTCGCATTACTTCAGGGTACTTAACGTATCCGTTCTCTTTGTTTCTAAGATTCCAGTAGACTACTTGCTGAACATTCTGAACGTTCCATTCTCTTGCGCTAAAAGGTAAAATACCTTTCTTGTTTAAACTATCGGCAACCGCCTGATGTATAATATTTTTCTTTATCTTAATCATCATAGTATTGTTTTTTTAATTGATGTTGTACTTGATTTAGCTGGTGGATAAAACTCAAACGATTCGCCCGTTTCCTCATCTACCGTAATAGTTTTATTCTTGATTCCTTTACAAAACTTCTCGACTTCCTTTTGTTTTTCTTTTAACTCATCGATTTGGTCCTGAATATCAACCCATTGCTTAGTAGCACTAAAGTCGTATTTCGTTCCAACCTCAGCCACTTGCATCTCAACATTGTGGACCTCAAATCGACCTTTGTCGTATTTAAGCAATTCGTCAACTGCTTGCTCTTTTAAAGTCTTCTCAAGTTCAGCAAATAGCAACTGATACTTCGATGCGATGGCAAGCAAAGACTTAATGTCTCTGCCCCCTTCCTTAATGCCTTCATTAATCAAATGTACTAAATGATTAATTTGAGCCTTGCTCATATCTAAGATTGGATTATGACCGAATAATCCTATCTCGAATTGTTGTGGATTAAATTGTATTTCTTCCATCGTTAAAAAGGTAAATCGTTATCGACTAATGTAGCACTTGGAGAATCATAAACTGGCATTGGCTTAGGTGCTTGTGCAGCAAATCCTTCCGTTCCTTTAATTTTAAAGTTACCCAATATTGGCGCATTACTTTCGGGAGTCTTTACTCCGTCTTGAGTTACGAAACCATAGTTCCCGTAATTATCAGCATCCTCTTTTAAGAATCCGCTGATGTTTAGGTAAGTACCTTTCTTACCCTTGTACAATTTAGACTTGTCTAACAAATCTACGTTAATTGAAATGCTTACTAATTTGCTCATTTGATTATTGGTTAATTGTGAAACTTAATTTTTTAGTTTTGAATAATGATAATACATCTTGATTATTATTGACAATAAAAGATTTTTCAGAATATAATGAATTTAATTCTTCTATTGTTTTGCACTCATCAATCATTTTTTTCCATTGAGATAATGGTAATTGAATTTGAACTTTAGCCTCCTCTTTACCGTGAGTATTTGTAGCATCCGAATCCTTTGTATCATCCAATGCAAACAATCCGTTAAGCGCATACTTCCTGGCATAAGAACTGCTCGCTCCAGTAACTTGACTGCCATCCATTCCTTTCTTGCTTTCTTCTTCTCTTGCATATCCATCCGTAGACCACGTTTCCTTGCCGTTTGAAAGCGTTGCAGTAGCTTTAATATAATATCTATCGCCCACGTTAATTATCGTGTCGGAAATCGTAATAGAATAACCCATCGGATTAACTACTTGCTTGACTGCTTCAAGGATATCTTCAGCACTTCGGTAGTTGTATTTACCGAATGAGTTGAATTGTCCTTTAGGTGCTTTAACCTTTGCTTGAATTTCTGCTAATTTGTTTTCCATTTTTAGTCTTGGTTTAACTCTATGAATTTTGATTTGTAAACTCTTTCTTCACGATACACTTTAGACCAAAAGTCTTCAAGTCCTTCGCAAAACCAGGTGCAATGATAGAACCCAGCTTCGTCTTGAAATTTTGCTTTATACTTTATCATATTAGTAGATGATTGGGATAATATGAAACAATAGGAAGTAAAAAAATATTGCGATTGCAATGCTACCAACTAAACCTTCTCGGTCAGTTTGGTAAAAGTCTTTAATGTACTCGATTGATTTTTTCATTTGATTGTTGGTTTAAGATTGCCGAAGAATCCGCTTCGGCTCGGGTTATATTTTTTACCACTCTTTAAAATCTTGATTTTCTTCGTACCCTAATAAATATTCTTCTATTTCTTTTGGGTCTGTTAATATAACCATTTCTCCGTTACCAGTTCCTTCAGGCCACTTGTGTGGGAATTTAGGTCTTCTATAATAAGAATCTGCACTTCCTCTATCGTAAGCTGAACCGTGAGTTGAATCGATTGTTGAATTTCTCATTTTTTGATTGGTTTAAGTTTATTATTTGTTTTTGTTGAGACAAATATATACCTATTATTTTAAATAAAAAAACTTTTTATAAAATTATTATAATTATTTATTTAACGGTAGTATAAAACAAAAATCCCCACCGATATGACCGATAGGGATTCTATTTACTTAAACCTATTTAACAAAAAACTTAACTATGAAAAGACAAATATAATACTATTTAATTATTTTCCCTTCTCTTATCTGAATATTGTGGACCATAGTTTTGCCGTTATCTATCTCGACAATAGCCATGCCGTGGTTGTGCATACTAAACGGCATATACTTAGGACTTAATAAAGTTAAGCATCCAGTACTATAAGTATTTATAAACTCCTTAAAGCCAGTCTTCTTCTGAGTTGTTGAAGTTCTATGAACGTGACCAATTAAAGTATTGCAGATAGTCTTGTTAAATAGATTTTGACTTGGATTTACTCCGCCACCACCATACAATTCATGCCCGTGAAGCACTAACAAATCGCCCATCTCCATACCCTGCCAATCTTCAACCATCGTAATGCCTAACTTATCTAACCTAAAAAATATATCAAATTGTAAATCGTGTAATTGCGCAAACTCTTCAGCTTGTAATTGTAATGACCTAGCAAATCTATTCTCGTGGTTGCCTAATTTATAATAAATCGGAATCGTTCTAAATAAATCCCTAAGCCTCTGCAAGAAATCCCTATTCATGTCGACCTCTCTTTTAAAGTCTCGCATATCCTTTTCCTTTTCGTGCCTGGAAATAGAATAGAAGTCTTGGATATCTCCGTTAAGATACAAGCAATCAATTTCTTGCTCCTTTAAATGCTTAATAGCGCAAGTCAAAGCAGTCAAGTCGTGATAAGGAAAATGAATGTCAGATAAGATTCCGACTTTTTTTAAGTGGTTAGGTAATTTAGCCGATACATATTCTTTGCCAATGCTATCTTCAATCCCAAAGTTGTCCAATGTATCAAGGTTATAGTTTACGACTACTGGTGGCATCTCTTGATTAACTGCCTGCAAAGACCTATCCTTTGCCAAAATATTGTATTGACTCATTAATTTCCTTAATGAATTTGGACTTTTATATCCATACATTTCATAAAATGAATTGTAAAAATCCGTTTTGCTAAGATTTGTTGAAAAGAAATGCTCCCTAATCTTAATTAATTTATCGTCCTTGTTCATATTCTTCCATTAAAACATCGACTAAAAATTCGATATTGTTTAGCACTTTCATTCGTAAAACGTAAGCAGCATCATCAACGTGTTCGATGTTCTCCATTACATCCATCATAGTATCAAGTAAATCTTTTGCTCTTGATTTTGGCTTCTCCACTGGCTCAATATCTATTTTATACATGAAATATTCTTAAATATAAGTAACCAAAGATTATAAGTCCTTGAAAAATAATGGTTAAGATACACCAAGTTGGAATAATATTCGTTACTTTTTCTTTATTAGATATTAATTTATCGGTTGACAAAGTAGAAGCATACAAATTTTGATAGACATTTTCAATAGAATCTATATTAATCGTGGCTTGAATATTGCCTTTGTAAGACCTTATAATTATGCGACCCTGAGGAACGGTTATTTTAGAATAAAATCGTGTCAGTATGCCCGTAGAATCGCAAGGATTAGCAATGGTTAGCGTATCGTGGACCGAATCATATTTAGTAATTACTTTGTAGTCACGAATCGTATCAATACGAATCTTTTCTTTTTCGATTATGACCGATTTAGTTGGCTTGCAAGAATAAAAAAAGTTTGCAATTAGCAAACCGATGAGTAGTTGTTTCACGAAAAGTATAATTCAGATTCTGCTTGTCTTCTCAAGGTAAGTCCGTTAAGAACTTTGCCTCCACTTTTATTCCATTTTAAAAATTCTAATTTGATTAAAGGGTCATTTGGATTAGCATTGACTTTCTTTAATAATGTGCTTTTCTTTAAAGCGCCAGCGCCCACGTTATAGCAAAACGATACAAGGGCATCGAACTGATTTTGATTAATGTCATCACGACAAAATGAGTCAACGCTCCGTTCATAATGTTTAATTACATTTAAAAATATATCCGTTGCTCTCGCTTCACTTATTGGCGCATCAGTCATTTTGACTTTAGTTCCATCTTCGTAATAGGTGCAACCGATTGAAATGGTCGGTATGCCAGCTGGACATAAGTAAGGCTTGAGTTTAACTCCCTCAAACTTCTTTATTAGGCTTAGTCCTTTTTGGCTTATTTGGTTGACTTTCATCTAATTTTGCTCTTAGTTCTACATTCTCTGAACGTAGATTATGAATCTCAGTTGTTAAACTTTCGACCTTATCTTTTAAGTCGGCAACCTCTGCTTTTAAATCCGTTGCCATTTCTCTCCAAATTTTAATAGCTTCTTGAACATTAGTAATCTCAGTCGATTGTACCTCAACTCCTTCTTTCTTTCTGCCAAATAACCAAGTAATTAAAGAACCAAATAATCCCGTTATTCCTGGTATTATTACCTCTTCCCAATCATTCATTATTCGCCATCAGTTTCAGGTGCAACTTCTTCTTCGTCTTCAACCAATACTTCTTCTTCCTCTTCAATCAATACTTCTTCTTCTTGTACTGGAACGATTTTCTTTTCTTCTAAGCCTAATGTTTGTAAAGCCCATTTAACAATGAACGAGTCATCAACTCCCCATTGAGCAACGATTGGCTCAGGTATAATAAGATTACCTTCTTCAATCATAGGATTAAATTGGCTCATCAATTTGAAATACAAAGTTTGCTCAGGATTTTGAAGTGCATAATTAACGACCTTAATTTCTACTCGGTCTGCAATTTCTCTAACTCCCTTAACTGGCTCAATGAATACTATCATATTAGTCTTTAATAAATATCTCTAATAATTGTGCTTTCGCTAAAACGGTAAATGATTCGCTATCTTTTACGAATCCTTTTAAAGTTTCTTGGTCTGACTTGTCTAAATCTAAGACCTCGCCTTTAAATAATTTCTTTGCCCAATCCCAAAATTTAAGTGCATCTCCTTTAGATGCGGAGGCTAATGCGCCAGCTAACATTTTACCAGCATTACCACCCTCAAATACTTGGTCATCAAGACCGATAAAGTCAAAGTTAAAATCTAATTTCATTTGGTTGTTTGTTTAGTTTACAATTATAAATAGCTATTATTCAAAATTTTATTAATCTGGCCAATATCTGTATGTTCCATTTGGATTAAGTATTATTTTAAATAATACATTTCTTAGCTTTGGCTCATTATCATATATATTAACATAAACATCTTCTCTTGAATCAAATAATTGAAACCAAATATCACCTGGATTAACATAAGCAGTAGTAATATGCCTTCCTTTATGAAAAATTCTATAATAAATTCTTATCCAAAATGTCCCACTTGTTTGAAATGGATAATCTACATTTATATTACCAAATAAATTATCTCTTACTGCATTAAGTGCATACATATTACCAACGGCAGTAAAAGTATTTATGCCAGCATCGTAAGTCAATGGGAATTGTTGACTTACGGGAGTTTTATTATTAATCGAATAATCCCAAGTCAAATCATTAGTATCAATAGGAGCAATAACGTTTTGATTTGTATCTCTACAAGTTGCCGTTGCTAAAAATTGATAATTGTTAGCCCAATCAATTGACCTTTCATCTTCATGTACTTGAGTCCCTCCAACAAAACCTTTAAAATTTGTAAATTGTCTTCTTGGAACTACTTGACTATTTGAATTAATTATTAAATTATCAAAAGGTCTTCCCGATACGGGTTGTACTATTGAAGACATTCTATAATAATCAATAACTAAATTTATCCTGACATAAAAAATATATTGTCCTACGGGAACGGTTACATTACTACGTTGAAATATTAACAATTCATAAGGTAAAAGACCTTGAGAATAAAAAAAATAAGTTTCATTAATAAATACTGAAACGTGGTCAACAATTCTTAAATGGTTAGGTAAGGTAATTCGCATGGCTACCAAAGAAGAATTAGTACTTGGTTGGTTGCCAATTGTTAATCGATATACATAATAAGCCTCATCCGTAGGTATTGCAGTTATTGGTCTTGGATATTTAAAATTTTCATTAAACGAGTCAACTGAAAAAGCAAATGATGGTTGTCCAAATACATAAGTTGACACCGTATTACTTTGAGCATAATTATTTAAAATATTCCCTCCATAAGCAGAAGCAAAGTTTGTGTAATTCCCAACCGTTATTGCCCTAACCGTAAATACAAACTCGGCAAAGTAATCTACTGGTAATGAAGTAGAAGTTGTATAAGTTAAAGTCTTTCCACTAACCGTTAAACTAAATGGAATTGGAATATCAACCGTACTTACAAATTCAAATCCACTTGGCAAAACATCTGACATCACAATTTGCCCAGTTGTCACATTTGCCAAAATTCGCATTTGAATCCTTACCGTTCCCGATTGATTAAGATTAAATGAGTCTGGCATCGATTTCGATAATGTCATCTGAGGATAACCGTAAACACAAGTCCCGTATTGATTTGCAACCGATTGCCCATTAGCATCAAGCCATTGGTTACATAATGCAGTTGCCTGATTATTTGCATTAGTATCGGCATCAGCCTGACTTATTGAACTTGTATAAGTAGCCGTAAAAAAAGGCGAATAAACTTCTTGATATGAGCCTACTCCGTATTCCCCGCAGTCATTCTTTTGAATTGTACGGACTAATCTTTTAGTGACTGAACTTGTCCAAGTTTCTGCGCCACCTATTAAAGTAGTGGTTGTATTTGAGGTCTTAGAAATCGCTTCGCCTCCACCCGATACCGTTGCATAATTATAATACGTTGTCGATATAACTGGATTAACAATTAACTGAAGTACTAAGACTTCGTTTGGTTGTAAAACCCCGTTATAAGTTCCAAAGACATTATAAGAAAATATGCCGACATCGATTGAAACTTGCTGAACGGTTATATTCCATCCATCTCCACTATGAGTAATAAAATTTAATCCGTATTGAAAATAATCAGATATTTGAATAGGCGCAGTCGTTGCCGTTGTGCCATTGTTTACAATAGTTAAGTAATACGAATATGCTTGATTAAGATTCCCACCCGTAGGCGCCGATTTGCTAATCGTTAAATATGGATTAGGTTGGTTACATCGTTGACAATATAAATACCATTCAGTCGGAAATACCGTTGGTAGACTGCCGTCAGGTCTTGGAGTGTAATATTGATTTAATGGAATTGTTTGCCCACTAGAGTTTTGAAGTTGACCTTGTTCAGCAGCAGTAATAGAAATAGGGGGATTCGTTAAAGATTCCCCCGTCATTTCATTGTACACATCGGCAAAAGACATTGCCCCACTTCCTTGTAATGGCATCTATTTAGAAGCTAAAAGTGTTTCTAAATTTTTAATTTTAATATTTTGTTCTTTAATCGCTTCGATTAATAAAGCTGATATGTTTCCGTATTCAACACCAAGAATACCATTGTTACCTTTGTTTACAATCTCAGGAAGAACAGTTTGAATCTCTTGAGCAATAACCCCAGCGTGGCGCTTTGAATCATCTGCTTTAAATTCGTAAGTATATCCGTTTATTTGCTCTACTTTTTCTAAAGCATTTTCTATTTTTAAAAGGTTTTTCTTTAAGCTAATATCTGAGTTTGCAGTAATTGTTCCCGTTGCTCTTATTGCACCTGATACATAAAGACGTTCCCCATTGTCAGTTGAAGTTCCAACTAATACATTTCCCCCATCAGGGTTTAAAGATAGCCTTGCCCATGCAGTTAAAGCACTATTATGTCCACCAATACTTGGCGCTCCTCCTAAATTCCCAATAACCACAACATCACCTCCTCCGCTACCTCCTATTACTGCACTAATCCAATTTGTTCCATCTGATGCTATTCTTAATCTTCTATCTGGCGAAGTCGTTCCAATACCTACGTTGCCAGCAGAAGTAATTCGCATTTTTTCACTATTACCAGCATTAAAACATAAATCAGCACCAGAATTTCTACTATAAATTGCAGTTGTAAATAATCCTTGTCCATTAAATCCGATACCTTCGTTTTGTGGTACAAAGAACCCTGTTGCAAATACTGTACTCGAAAACGTGGCTGCTCCAGCGTTTGAAATTCTAAATCTTTCTATGTTATTAGTTTCAAATGTTAATGCAGTATTTGATACGTTTCTTATTCTTGCATATCCATTAGCATTATCATAACCCATTAATAAACCATATCCACCAGCATTATTTGATGCAAAATAGGCTTGTCCGGTTGTAGCTACTGCATTAATTTGAATAGGTAATAAAGCATCTGCGAGTAAAGATGTTGTTGATACTCCAATATTACTTCCGTTATCAAAAATTAAACTATTTCCAATTGTAGAACTTGAAGTAAATTTGGCTACATAATTAGTCGTTCCACTTAGCGCACTTGCCTTACCATTAAACGTATTCCAATCCGTACTTGACAAGAATCCCGATACTGATGAACTTGCTTGCTTAACTTGAATAGAAGTTCCAGCGCCAAGAACTGCACCCGTTCCTCCAGTAATTGTTAAGACCGAACTTGTCGCTTCGGTTAAATTACCACTTGTTAAGCTAATTACTCCAGTAGTATTATTATAAGATACTGCTCCACTTGCTGAAATCAATGCTCTTATACTTGAATCAGTATAAACCGTACCTGAGTAACTAATCGCACCCGTAGTATTATTATAAGTAATACCAGTACCTCCACTTAATGAAGTGTAAGAAATACCTCCAAGTCCAGCAAGAGTATATTCAGGCACGTTTATTACTCCCGTTGTATTATTGTAGGTAGATGCGCCACTATTCCCCGTAGTTGTCAAAGAAATCAATGCCCTAATCGATGAATCCGTGTAAACCGTGCCACTATAAGTAATTGCGCCCGTAGTCGAGTTATAAGTAATACCCGTTCCACCGCTAAACAAAGCACGAATCGAAGCATCAGTATAAACCATACCCGAATAAGAAATAACTCCCGTAGTTGAGTTATAAGAAATACCAGTTCCACCACTTAAAAACGTTGCAGTAATACCACCAAGACCAGCAAGCGTATAAGTAGGTACGTTTAGAACACCCGTTCCACTTGAATAAGTCGAAGCACCTGAGTTACCCGTTACCGTTAAACTAATTGCTGCCCTTGCCCTTGCATCAGTAAACCATTTATTAGTCGGAGTCGCTAATTCTTGAATGTCATCCGTGTCCAAAACAACCGTTCCAACTAAGCCGTTTACCGAAATTACTGCTCCACCAATCGCAGCTTGCAATTCAGCAATAGTCTTTTTAAATAGTTGCCCCGTAGTTGCATCTCCGATACCAAATAAATCGGTTGATAAAATTGAAGTCTTAGAGACTAATTGGTTTATTTTCTTATTTGCCATTTCTTAACTTGGATATGTAAAGTCGGTTGGTATTTGACAACGATTAGAAAGCATCGGATAAATAACCGTTATATCGGCTTTCACTCCAGCTAAATAATCCTTCTCGTTTTCAGTAAAAAATTCTAATGTAATTCCTTCGCCAATCTCCCAATTAAAATTTGGATGCTTTAGCATTGAAATAATATCTTGGCAGATTAGCAATTGGTCAGATAAAACCTCCGTTTCATTAGTCTCATCTTGTAGTTGCCTATCAAGAAAGAATAAACTAAATGACATACTTAATTCTTTGCCGTTTATTTGGCTTCCAGTCAACGAATAGAACATGGATGGATAAACATTATCAGGCTGAGAAAGAAACTCCCACACATCGCCAAAATAGACCGTATTAATTTGGTCGTGGCTTTGGGCAATATCCCTTATCAGCTTGATTGTTTGATTTAATGTCAGTTGTT